CAACACCGTATACGGTATGTAGAGCAGTTTTCCAACCTAGAGCATCAACAGAGTATTCCATTTCAAACTTAGGTTTTTGTTGCTGTGCTACACCAATTGCAGACTTGTGGAAGAACAAGTTACGACCAGTAGTAGAAGTAGGGACGTTCTGTGACATGTGAATGCTCATACCGTATACATCTGCTACAAGACCAGTTGAACCGTCAACAGCTTTACCTGTTTTACCAGTTTGGTCATATGCTGTGTACTTGTTAACACCAAGTAGATCACCCTTTGTAAGAGCACCTACGATACCGTGACGATCAGACTGTGGAACTTTAGCTGCATCAAGAGCTGCTACGACTGCAAGTATGTCTGCGTCATCAATAGCTGCACCACCAGCAACAGTTGTACCTGCTGAAGCGTAAAGAGCTAGAACATCAGTATCAATTTGACGAGCAAGTGATTCTGCCATTATCTTTTGGAATTCAGTCTTTAGATTGTAGCTAGATTGGATCTTAGCAATATCTTCAATCAATACACCAACGTAGTAGTGTTTGTCGATTGGAAGGGTAACAGGAGTACCTTCAGGTGAATCGTAAGTAATGTTAGTGCTGGCTGCTTTAGCACGAGCGTTTAGTGTAGTAGTGAATGGCATGTTGATAACATCACCACCATCAGATACAAGACCACTTAGATCTGTAACAAGTGGAACTGCTGCAAGGCTAGCGAAGAATGGGTGTCGGATTTCACGACTCCATTTTTCTTGGATATACTGAGCAGTTTGAGCAATAGAACGTGTTACATTTGAGTTTAATGTAGACATTTAATGATTTCCTTATTGTGTTTTATTTTTATACTGTTTGAGCGATATACGCATCTAGTTCTTCATCAGTCATTGTTTCAGGAGCTTGGTTAAGATTCAATCTCTTAGCTTGGCTACCGTCCGGACGAAGGCTAGTTTGAGCTGCCTGTTTCTTTATATTCTTTTGAGTTGTAGCTACTTTCACAGATGCAAGTTCTTCAGCAAGTTCCATCAAACCTTCTATATAGTCTGCATACCTTAAATCAGGATTTTGGACTGTATTGGTTTCAGGATCATAACCAACTGTTGTTAAAAACAATTGATTAGCTGCGTTAGCTGCTGCTGGTTTAAATGCTTCCGTATTCTCTTTATCGAATTGTGGAAACTTGCTCGCCACCTTTGGACCATCTATTTCAAGGCGTGTCTGGAATAGATTAAACTTTGATACTTCAACTGCTGGATCTACCTGTTGTGGAGCTGGTGCATTTGCTTCTAAATACTTCTGTCTATCTTCCTCTAACTTTTTGATAGTTTCGGGATCGGCATTCAATTCTTCAGCATAGTCCATACCTTTATAAACAGGTTCACTCGGAGTAGCCGGAGCTGGTGGAGTGTTCGCTTTGAACTTATGAATTAAATCTTGAATCCTCAGTTCTTTACGGCTAGGCTTCTTAGGTTCTTCGACTGGATCTTTAGGATCTTGTGGATCTGCTGGATCTTCATCTTCTTCTGGATCTTTAGCGGGTGGATCTTTCGGATCAGGATCTTCCATTGGATCTTTTGGATCTTCTGGCGGATCTTTCGGATCATTTTCATTATTTTCAGGCGGATCTTTTGGATCGGGATCATTGTTTTCAGGTGGATCGGTGGACACTGGCGGTTCAGTGATTTCCTCTCCTGCAATTTTTGCATCAAGTTCCTCATCTGTCATTTGACTCGGATCTTTAAAATCGTTGTCTGCCATATTGTCCTTCTTTCTTTTATTTTAACAGACCCACGTTTAGCTTGTGCTAGGTACGGTCGACACCTTACTTACATTTTATTTTAACAGACCACGTTCAGATTCACATCTACGCACGGTCGACTCGTTGTAACTTTATAATACTACTTTTTCTAGAATAGGCAAACCATCTGCATCACTACCTTTGCAGATGTAGTCTGTAGGTATGTAATTTACCAATGGACCAAATTCTGTTTCACCAATTAACTTATTACCTTCTAAACGCCAAGAATTAGGTTTAAGTTTTTTCATGTTTTTTTCAAGATCTTCCATGCTCCATTCAGCATGCTCTGGACGCTTCATATTGTGTCGATCAAACCAATTTAAGTAACCATCAGAGTGGAATGGTTTATTTTGCTCCGGTTGCATCTTTTAATTCTTCTTTTACAAGTTCACTTGCTTGTTCGTAATAATTTAGAATTTCTTTAAACTCGCCAATAACGATAGTTGCAATTTGCCATTGTCTAACAGCTTCTTCCTGTTTAGCAAGTGGTATAGGTGTACCATCAGGCATATTAGATTGGTAGTGTACAATCTTAGCTTCTATATGATCTCGTAACCGTTTGAACTCAGCAGTACGTGAAAACTTAGCAGCTTTTCGTGGCTCTGCTAAAGCATCATTATCTACTTGTGTTTCCGGTAGACTTGTTCCATAATCCCCGTCACCCATAATTGCGTTTTGTGCTCCCATAATAATCTCCTATCCTTCTAATTGACTTGCGTAACCTGCTATATCTGGATCTGTAAACTGTGGCATTCCTGAAGTTGGCGGTGTGGTAGCTTGCGGTTGAAGTTGAGCTTCTTGTTGTGTTTTCTGCATTTCAAGTATAGTCTGTTCCATTTCCTTGTTCTTCATTTCAAGTTCTTGCATCATTTTTTGTTGTTCTAACTCTTGTGGGCTAGGACCATCATTAACAGATATGAATTCATCTGCTCCCGGAATATCAGCTAGACTCCCAAATGCTTGACCAATCTTATCAGGGTGTAATTCAACACGTGGATCATCTTTAAATATGTTCTGGAACTTACCCATATTATCTATAAAACGTTCAAGTGATTGAAGTTGTTTTTCCTTGTTAACTTTAGCACTAGATCCTGAAGCAATATTGAATCGATATTCAACACCTTTAAGTGTAGCTGGATCAATTGTTAAATCTGCTGCTGTTTCAGTTTCATCAAATTTAAGTTTACTTTTACCCTTAAACATGTCTGCAATATCATTAAGTCCAGACTTTTTAATAGCAACAATGTCATCATAAAACAACGTAATTGGAATATCTTCTGTGCCAATGTTTACAGTAAGTGAGTTAAAGCCATCTATTAGTTGTTCAATTGCAGTTTCGAGGTGCATTCGTTCAGCTCCATCACGAGTAGCTTCTTTATCTGAATACATGTTAATTGCACTAGGGGTTTTGCCTTGTGACGGATTAAGTGTTTCTGCCCCCGGAATTGAAGCGTTTTGTGTACCATATAGTGAAAGTAGTGAACCTGTAAGGTTAGACTGAGCTCCTTGGTACGTGTTAAGACCTGCGGTAGATACATTAAGTGTACGAATGCTATTAGGGATAGTTTCAAGCATCACACCACCTTCACGGTAGTCAAGTGTGTGCTTCAAAACACCGTTAGCATTGGCAACGATTGGTTGTACGAGGTTAAGTTTAATACCTTTAAAGTAAAGATTGGTCAAACCATCACGAGCAAACTGTAGTGGTTTAGCTCGTTGGAAGTCGCCAAGACCATAGAATGAATCAAATAATGGTTGGCTGTACTTAATAACGAATGGAATACGACCATTCTTATGTGGATTTTTAATTTTGCGGATCTGCAACATTGAATTATCTGGTGCAAATGTAACCCATTCACCATCTTCACCTGATTCGTAACGAGTGGCAAGACAAATACCTTTACGAGTAGCTTGTGAAACACGTTCACGTGCAACTTGAGTATCTTTGTCTGGATCTGGTTCAGTAGTTTTTTCATCAGCAACTTCAATTAACAGATTAATAGCGTCAATATCATAGCCAGATTGGTCACCATCTTCAATACCATCACGGATCTTCTCAAGATATGATTTACTAACCCAAGTAAGAGCAGTAACGTAGTCCATATCTTCAATTGAAACTCGCCCCTGTTGTGGGATCAGGTTTCTAGGATTCCACAACCAACAGTCCGGACCAACATATCCTGTATTAGATACGTTCCAGTCGTAGAACATAGGCATGTACCCGTAAACTGAACTATAAAGCTGCCACAAATTAAATTTCTCTAACAGAGGTCGTTGTGCGTTAGCATTAGGGTAGTACCACTTCTGTCGAAGAATATCCATGAACCGTGCTTTACCAATATCAGCTTGTCCCAGTGAAATAGTTTCACCATCAGGTAGTTTTGCTATTACTCGATCAGCACGTTCTTTTGCTAGAGTTGCTGCATAACTATCTGTGATCTTAGAACCATCTACAGATTTTGAAACACTATCGTATACCTGCCCAACCAACATAGCTTCATAAGCATCAAAAGTTTGAATGTAATCTCGGTGGATAGCCCAATCTTCTTCATAATCTCTTTTGTACTTATAAACGTACTTTTCTGCAATAATTCGCTTAGTTTCGCCTGTATTTGTGTTAGTTTTCATGTTTTTTTCCTAGTTTTTGTCCTTTTTAAGATACTTTTAGTATAGCACCTAGATACCATATTCGTTCTGATCTTTTATTGCAGTTGGTGTAGGTACTTTGGTATCAGTAACAATGCCAAACTTTAAGTGTAAGAACAGATAACGTAGTGCATCTGGTCCGTGGTCGTCCTCTTTAATTGGTACATCACTAGGGTTACGCTCGGCTTTTTCTTCAGGGAATCGATAAGTTTCCATTTCTTTAATGAAGTTTTTACAGACTGAACTAATAAATAGTGAAGGCTTTGGTAAACCTACAAGCTGCTGGCGTGGTCGAAGCTTCTCGGTAATCTGTCCAATACCAAGTGCATAACCCTTCGGATCGTTAGCTTTATTCACACCAACCATAGGATAGTGTCGGCTCATCACCTCTATAGCGTCCCTGTTAGCTGAATCACCTACCGCAAGAACAATACGCATTCCGGCAGTCTTAGCTTTAAAGCGGGGTATCAAATGATCTAATTCTTCTTTTCTACCATAGATCTCATCTGTTACATACCAAGTCTGATCTTTATCTACACCTACTAGAAGGCAAGCTGTAGTATGCCACCCGAAGTCAATCGTTAAGTAGTACGTTAGATCCTCTGGAATTTCATCAGGCTTTTTAAGATGGATCTTCCGGTCTAGCATAGGATAGACTGCACCCTGCACAGATCTAAACTCTAGCTCGTATTCCTGCATAAAAGAAGAAAGTGCTCCCTTCATCTCGGCATCTCGCCTTGCCGTAGCCATGTGTTCTGCACTTACATAGGGTGAATCACGCCACGTAGCAGTC